TTATCAAAGAACTCAAATGAAACAGTAAATGCTGTTTGCCCTGCTGTTGCAGTAAAATGCAAACGAGGATTGTTATTAGAAAGAGCTATAGACATATATTATCCTTTTCCCTGTTATTGACTAAAAATTATAAAAAGTACAACGCACAAATAAACTAGGACAAATTACTGAGCCCACATCCTTGTGATCGCATTCATGTCGTCTTTCCAAAACCACATTCGAGCAAACGGTAAATTACGAGCAAAGTTCTTTCCACCCTCTCCATACTCACCACTTAAAAATTGTGCAGCACCATCAGCTAAATCTAAACTTATTGAAACACCAGCACCAGCAAAGTTTGCTGCTGCATTCAAACCAGTAATGCCTAACTCTTGTTCTAAGAAACTAGGTCTTTGTGGAAATTTAGGGGCAATAAAACCATTTGTAATATTTGGACCGCCAAGAGCAAGCGAAGTATGCAACGTCTGATAAAACAAATCACTATACAAAGCAGTAATACCACTAGCATCCCATGCTCGAGCAAACCTATCTTGTGCAGACATATCATTCCAAGCAAACTCTGCACCAGATATTGAATATCTCATTTGCGTTGATAGATAACCAAGACCAAGCATTGTTGTTACGCCAAGAGCTCTGTTCTTTAATTGACCATGAGCCATTGCACCAACCATTTTATTTACATTAGCAAGCGTATAACTGTAGAACTGAAACGGTAAAGCCAAGAAACCATTTTCTATTCTTGAGTACCCTTTAAACATTTTATCTTCTGCATAACCAAAACGCTTTGCAATATGATGCGGAACAAAAACAACACCATCATTTATTATCGGTCTGTCTGCTGGAGTTGCCGCAAGAATAGTATTTAATATTCCTGAGTTTAATGCAGATCTAAATGTATTAACAACATCTTCAGCATCTAATTCTGCATCCTTCATTCTTTTCTCTGCTGCAAGCTTAATACCAAACTTGCGTTCATCTTTCATGTAAGCAAAAGCCAGATCATCAATTCTTTTCTCATAGTTAGGAAGTCTTTCACCTTCATTTATTTTAAATTTAGTATGATGAAGTTCATGCAAAGCAACAAAGCGAACATAATCATCAAATGATTTTATTTGACTAGCTTTTTCTATTTTTACTAAAGCATGATAATATTGTGTTTCAGATATAAGACCCTCAGCTAAAGCTTGAACAAGATCAGCTTTTCTTTCTTCTTTTGCCACTTTGCCTTTTTTCTCAAAAGCATCATAGTAAGCTTTCATATTTCTACGGTTTAAATAAACTCGATGCGTACCATCAGAAAGCTCTATAGCTGTACCCATTACACTCTTTGATTTGCCAAGATCTTTCCAGACAGCATCAACTTCTTTTTGATTAGTAACTATTCTATCAATATCAAACTCATCTTTAAAACGATTAAAAAGTTCTTTCTCAGTCATTTTAAATATTGCTTTATCTGGTATCTTATAAGTTCTTCTTACTTGAGAAGTTACTTTTTTGAGATCAAGTTTACCCCATTGCTCTGTGTTAGCTAAATACAAACCATTGTTTGTTTGCTCCCAAGAAGATTCAGCAATTTGTTTTGCTTTATTTTCATCAATGCCATATCGAGCAAGCCATTGCTTTTCAAAAGCAGTAGCCTTTTTATTGGTAAGTTTTATTGACCTATCTATAATTGTATGACCTCGAGCAATACCGTCAAGCGTTTTGCTTAGCTGTGTTAATGGGCCGAGACCATTCAATGTATAAAAAGCATTACGCGCTTTATTCCAAAACTCATTGGCATCAACATTATTAGCCATGTCATCAACTAATCGAGCAAATGCACTGCCTTTTAGAATATCAATAGCCTCACCGCTAAGGCGAACATCTTTAGCTCCCATCTTCAAAGTTTCTTTATCAAGCAATGCAGAAATAACTTTAATCATTGTTTGCCCATCATGCTCCATCATAACACGACCAAACTCAGGAACAGCAGCAATCCAACCAGATCCCATATAATTAGTAGCAGCCGCTTCTTTCATAATGTAAGCAGCATTTTGATTTATTGCAGAAGGGTTTCTAAGAACAGCACCAGCAATGCGGTCATACATAAGATTAATATCTCTCATGTGTTTATTGATTTCTTTTTCAGATAAACCTTTTTGTATTGCATCTCTTCTAAGATGAAAGTTTATATCCTCTAGTTCCTGACCATTAAAAACTTTCTTAAACTCTATTCTTGGAGCAACTCTAGCTGTGTAAGTTTTCATTATAGCAATAGGATCTTGCATAATAAAATCCCAAACTAATTCATTTGGAATATCTAACTTGCGATGTCTAAAGTGCTTAGATCTGCCATATCCATAAGCAATACTTGAATCACCAGTTGGATCTGGATCATTAAGAATATTATCAACAGTTTGCTTTGCTCTTTGTCTAATAGCATCTGGATCAGGGCTAAACTTTTTCTGCACCCATTTACCATTTTCAAAACGCCATACAGTAGGATTATTAGTGTACCATCTAGCAATAATACTTTCTAACTCATTGCGTCTTTTCTTAACAACAGCAGTATCCCAAAATCTAGGAAGAAAGTTATCAGTAAAAGTCTGCTCAGTATCACTAAAGTTTTGCAGTTCTTGTTCAGCTATTTGTTTTCTACTTTGCAAACGCTCTTTATATTTAATTAAGTTTTGTTTTTCTATAGGAGTAGAAGCTCTAGCTATTTGATCATCAAGATCAGGAATTGTTCTGTTAAAATAGTTTATTGAGTCTTGGATTGTTTTCTTAGTACCTATTAAACCAACACTCTTTAACTCAGCCTCTGCTTTTTTAAAAAAGTTATCAATAACGCTAATTGCTTGCTTTTCAATATCACTTAGGTTTTCTTCTTTAAGTGTTCTTTTTCTATTAATACCTCGAAGCCAAGAGCCATAACTATCTTCTCTTCGAGTAACGGATCTGTAAGCTGTAACAACATCAATGTCTAAGAATGAAGTGTCCATTAACCCCATATCATCCCTAAACAATTTTATAAGATCATCATGAGCTTTTACCCAAAGACCATTCTTAGCAGCAGATCTTTGATGAACAGATAATGGACTAGCAAAACCAAGAGTTGTTGCAATATAATTAAGACCAGAGTCACCACCTAACTTAACCATTGCTTCTTTCATAGAGCCAGTAGCGGTATCTGACTGTATAACTCTTTTGAATGGAGTGCTTACAAACTTATAAAAAATACTATCTGTAAATCTATTATTAGCAATAGACCAAAGCTTCTCTGGTGTATAACCTTCAGCTACTAGCTCTCTTATTCCAGCTTCTCTTCTAAATCCTGATAAAGCATTCTGTACTTCTCGGTACTCAGCATTTAAAGGAGTGTTTTCTTTATCTTTTATTCTTAACTCTAAAGAATCTTTTTTCTTTGTTAGAGTTTCTATTTTACCTTTTAGTATTTCTACATTTAACTTTTCATGTGGCCTAATAGCGTTTGATAAATCAGAAAGATCATCAGCACTTAATTCAGATGCATGTTCAATCATACGAACAGATCTTGAAAAATCTTCTAAATCTTCTTGAGCTCTTCGATATGCTTTAGCTCTTGCTGTTAAAGGAACAGATATTGCACCACCAAAAGCAGCACCAAACAATGTTGCTCCAACAATATTATAAATACTCTCACTAGCTGTTTGAACAGGATCATTAGGTTGTATGAGTGTAGCCTCAACACCAGCTTGCAATAGACCAACGCCAGCCCCAACTCTTAACGCACTTCTACCAAGGCCAATAGTTGGACCGCCTAATGGCAACGCAACTAAATTTAATGGGTCAAACAAACCAGCCCCAAGCTGAGAAAGAAAAGAAGAATCAGCTAATATTCTTCTTCTATCTATTGATTCATCAATACCTCTTTTAAGAAAAGACATATGCTCTGGACTTGTAGCATGACGTAAATGCATTGCGTAAAGACCATGATCACCTAAATCATCAAAAGGATTGTAACCCTCTTGTCTTTTGTCACCAAATTGATTGTAAGCCTGAATAGATTCAATAATAGGATCATAAGTATAACCTAAAGAAGCAGACACAGTTTGCCTAAATGTAGGTCTGTTTTTTTCTATTCTTGGTGAGGCTGGACCAAAATCTATTGAAAGAGGATTTGTAACCATTAGTTAAGTGGCCTTTGCTCAGAAGCGATAAACCCTAAGGCTTGATTAATTAACTTACTTATTCTTTCTACTGATTTAAGTTTAGGAGCATTAACATCGCTTTCTACTAGATCAGTTAAGTCTTTTCTTAGGCTTGATAAATTATCGCTCATGTTACCTTCATTGAGAGAAGAAGGGTTGGAAAAGTAAATCAACGTATCAGGATTCAAGCCTTGATAGATTTCATTACCAAGATCGCTTTCATTTTCCAAATCTAGTAACGCTTGGTTTATTTCTAAGATAAAATTATTTCCAGCAGTTTGTCTTTCTTGAGATCCTAATGGATATTCTTCTAATATATCATCTGCAAGATTAGCTTTTTCGGCTTCTGTTCTTCCTTCTAATGCTAACGCTTGGTCTCTCTGACGTTTTAACTCAATAAACTTTGGCTCTCTTGTTGAGATAAATGTACCAATTTGTATTTTGCCACCCTCTCCGTCATCAATTTCCATTGGATAAGCAACCTTGTTTTCATCAACAACAATGTAAGTCTGGCCTTTGTTAACAGTATCATTACCTACTCGAACAAGTTTAAAGTTTTCATTTTCCCAATCAATCTGATCACCATTAACAACATTCTCTCTTAACTCATCAATCATATAGGTAATAAACAGATCTCGATCACCACCTGTTGTTTGATTCAAACCAAATCTAGTTACTGGTGCTTGAACACCAAAGCTTGTAATAAGATCATCTTTCTCCATCCTAGAGTTAATAACTTTATCAGCTATTGCTTTGGCATGCTTAGGAACAAATCTTTCTTCATTAACTTTGGCTTCAGCAAAACCAATTCTAATCGCTCCTTCGATCATTCCTCTTAGCTGAGGATCAACACCAAGATCAGGATATTCTGTTATAACAAAGTTAGATACATCTTTCTTATCTAGTGCTTCTGTTAAAAGACCCTCAAAGTCTTTATCAGTTTGCACTACTCTTATTGCGTTAAGCTTACCAGTAAGCTGAACTTCTCTAGCTTCATCACTCAAAGATGGATCTAATCTTAATTTTTGATCAACCATAGAATCAAGAATAGCAATTTCTTCAGGGCTAAAAGCATCATCAAAAGAATCTGTGGTAAACGTATTACCAGTTTTTATATTAATTCTATTTCTAACATTTTCATAAAAAGCTAAATATCTAAGCTTACTTGCATTTGGATCTACAATATCGCCAGCTGCAAGCTGTCTACCAATTACAAAGAAATCTTCAGGTAATACTGATAATGTTCTTAACTTCTGAGAAAGAATTTGATTGCCTTCTGGATTATCAGGATCTTTAGGGTTTGTAAGAAAGTCAGCTACATTATCATAGCCTAATGCAGAAGCAGCAGAATTATAATAAGTGTTTGTTTCATCTCTATGATCTTTAGTATTTGCTAACTGACCTTTATCATTTAATGATTGTCTTGAATATAACGCTGCACGTTCTTGCTCATCTTCTATTGCTGTACCAATAGTTTGAAGTTTTTTGTTTACATTTGTTGTTACAGCATCTGGCCCCATTTGTTTCTTAGCTTCATCAATAAGTCTTTTTTCTCTAAGAGAAAGTCTATATCCACCTTCTCTTTCCTTACCTTCGAAAGCATAATAACCTAACGCACTAAGCTTAGAAGCATCTTTAACAGCACCAAAAGCTACTGATAATTTATTTCTACCATTATCAAAACTAACTTTATCTCTTAATCTTTGTGCATCTTCTTTTGATAAATTAGTTTTACTAATTAATGAGCTTAACTCAGCAGCCTTATTATCATCAATCGATCCTAAGTTTCGTATATCACCTAGTAAATTATAAAAATTGTCTTGCTTTACCTGAGCATCTTTCAATGCAACCTCATTATTAAATGAGTTAGCTGTTGTTTGAAGCTGTTCAACAAACTTAAATTCATTGCCAAGATCTTGATTAAATCTTACTAACTGTGAAGCTAAGTCACCCATTCTTTCATTTTTTGATTGCAGCTTTTCTAAATTACCTTGTGATGGCTTTGCTAAATAATCTTGTAAAGCCGCCATATCATTTAGATCTTTTGCCTGTGTAACAATGTTACCAATCAAACCATTAGCAAAAGCTTGGGCAGACTTGCTAGCAGCAATAGTAAAACTATTAGCATGTTCTGAAGATTCACCATCTATAAGAAGTCTGTTTCTTTCCTGTTTTGAAGATAAGACCTGTTCTGTTCTTTGCTGTCTTGTTGAGTCAATGTCAGACAAAACATCACTAAAACCAAAAGCTTCTTGCTCATAAGTATCAAGCTCATTTGCAAAAATTTGATTTCTTAAAGTGGCAGCAGCCGACTCAAAGTCATTTTTATTTTGAGCAGAAAGTATGCTTGGCCCTGCAAACTCTCTTAAAGAATTAGAAAGCAAAATATCTTTTTCTGCTTTTCTTAATACTGTTTTTAAATTGTTATAAACATTTACACCTCTGCCCAAATCTTCTGGAATATCTAAATCTGGAAGATAATCAGCATCATTATTATCAATAGCAATTTTTAATTGCTGAAGCTGAGCAGGGGTCATTTGAGACCCATAAGTTTTAATTACATTAGTAAGAATACCTCTAGCATAAGCAGCATTCTTTTTATCATTATTTAATAATAAGTCTTTATCTTGAACAAACCCAGCTTTTAAATCTGTATCATTTCTTGTATTTAATTGCTGTAAAATTAAATCAGCAGCAGCAAAGTTATTATTACCTATTAATGTTTCATAAGCTAAAAATCCCTGAGCATTAGCAACTTTATTTGATGCAGCCATGTTAGCATCAAATCTTTCTGCTTCTGCTGCTTGCAATCTATGATAAACATTACTGCTAAGCTGAGCTCCAGTATTCTCAATCATTTGACTAAATACTGTGCTATCTTCAACTTTTATCATTTCAGCAGTATGATTAGCCATAGCTTGCTTAAAACCTTCAGGACTATTTCTAAATTTTACAGCAAGCTCTTTAGCTTTATCAGAAAGCTCAAGTTCAATTTCAGTTTCAAATCTATTTAATAAAGCTTGCTCTCTAGCTTTTGATGCAATTCTACCAAAAAGCTTTGGTGGCTTTATAGATATAGGTTGATTATCTTCTCCAAGAGTTAAGACCTCTTCATCAGATAAAGCAGCAACAGAATCAATACCTCTTTGCTTTGCGTTTTCGGCTGCACGTTCATAAAATATTTGAGACATTGCGTTAGCACTCTGAGCAACAGCTTCACCAACTATAGCACCAGCCCTTGATGATCGAGCAACTCCAATTGTTCCAACTTTAAATTGTCTTTTTTCTCTTATAACAGCCATTGTTTTACCTACATAGTATCTTGAAACTGCATTAAGCCACCCATCAAAGTAGTAAATGCTTTAACCTTTGCAGCTTTTTCTCTAGCCCTACCCTCAACCCTTATTGTTGTTGCTTGCTGTTGAAGCTTAGCTTGCTCAAACATTCCCATAAGATCTGATCTTGATGTGTCCTGAAGCGCTATATCTCTTTGCCTATCTAAAAAAGCTCGAACAGATGCATCATCTCTTCCTCTAAAAGTTGCTATGTTTGTAGCTAAATTATTTCTGTATAGCTCTAATCTATCATTGTGTCGCTGCAATGCAGAAATCTTACTGCGTTTCTTTTCAGTCTCAGTATTAAAAGCATCTAACTCAGCAGCTTTACGTTGCGCTCGACCAGCACTAGCCATAGCACCAGCTTGCACAACTTTGCTACCAAAGGCTAATAAAGTAAACGGATCTATAGCCATTAAATAATTACCTCCGTAATAAATCCATTAACTTGCATAGATAACGGATCGCCTTGTTCTATGGTTACTTGTGGATCGCTACTGTATCCAAGCAAGCGAACTTCTTTTTTACCAGTAATTTCTAAAGTACCAATAGGTACTGACTTATTATTTACCTTAATAGATCTGGTATCTTTGACATCTACCACAACATTTGTAATCCCTCGAAGAGATCCTGTTAGTGGACCAGCAGCACCAGATGCATCAATAGGATTAGATATTATTTTAGAATCAAACTTCTTGCCATAATAAACTTCATCATATTTACCAAAAGCATTCCCAACTATATCAAGATAATCATCTAAAACAATTTTCCCACCTGTTATAGTAAACTCACCCAAATAATCTAAAGGTTTACCCTGCCCACCCAAAGATAAAGAATTGCTTTGTTGAGCAATAACATCAACAACATCACCATTTGAATAAACAGAAGCACCAACAGTAGCTGTTGTTGGATTTAATAATGAATCTAAAGTAATAGTACCTTGCCGAAAATAATCTAATCCAATATCAAAATCATATTCTCCAGCAGCAAATTCACATAAAACTAAATTATTATTAAAGTCATAGATATTAACAAACAGCCTATCACCAATAGCAACACAGGAATCAAACCTTCCATTTGTTGTAAACGAAGTCCAAGAAGCTCTTTTTTCCGCTCTGTTAGATGTAAAGACAGCAGCATCACCATCATCCATAACTATCATTGCATAAGAATCTGCTTGTTCAAAACCACTATGAGCAACAGCCATCCATCGAGGGTTATTAATTAAATGAGAAGCTATAGTTGATATAGATGTAGAGGCGTAAGCATCTTCAGCATCTGTAAATAAATATTCCCTAACTATTCTACCACTATCTTGCACAAAAATTGTTGCACCATCTATTAATGCTGGTTGAGCAAATGAACACCCATAAGGAGTTTGTTCACGAATCTGAGCATTTGTTGGGGTGATAGCTTGGTTTAAATAAGTAGGAACATAAAGTTCACCAGTGCCAGCAAACACCTGAAGATCTCTACTAGATACTAAATGACGTATTTCATGAACATCACCAGTTGCCGCAGTAAGCTGAATGGCTTCATTATCTTGTGCAGTTCCAACATCGAAGTTAAAGTACTCACCTATTTGACTCATAAAAATAGTATCTGGTTCAGCAATAGTTCCAGCAAATACTAATCTATTTTCATGAAATGATACGGCTGCTGGATAACCTCTTTTAGCAGACCAAGCCTGTTCATCAAAAGTTGTTGTTGGCGCATGAGTCTGAATGAGTGGATTCCCCCCACCATCTTCTGACGCATTAGCTGTGCCATCAGCAGTAAAACTGTAAGTATTATCATCAATCACAGCTAAAACTGCTCTAGTTCCATTTAAATTATTTGCAGATATTCCTCCAACAGCATCTATTCCAGAAAATACAAGAGCTTCACCAACATCATATCCATGATTAATATGGGTAACTTCTACAGTAGTACTTCCATTTCTAGTTCTTATTGGATTAGCAACATCAAGTCTTAGTTGTAATTCATCTGAAACAGTTCCAGTTGCTTGTGTAGAAGATTGAACACTTGTTATTTGAACTTCATTTTCATGATACCTCATTACTACACCAACATGTAATGAGTTGGGATAATTACCGCCGCTTTGACTTCCTGTTGTATCAAAGTAAGCTGAACTTGTTGTTAGTGTAACAGTACTTCCAGAACCACCAGAAGCACTAGGATTTAAAGTAACACCTACTCCATGAAATTTAGAATATGGTTGATATGTTTTTTTGCCATCTGCTCTTTCGTCAAATGTATAGGTGCTAATATTAAATGCTGTTAAACTTGTTCTTGTTAAGACTCTTGGAGCAAATAATGGATGACAGATAAACATTACATCACCCATTTGTGCAGCAGTATATTGATTTAAATACAATCTGTTAAATGGAAGTGTTGCACTGCTAACATCAGTTGTTAATGTTGAAACTAAGGTAACTGTATCGTCATCAACAACTCGAAAACATCTTACCTTTTGATGCTCTACAGATATAATATACTGTTCATTGTTATCAAAAATAAATGGAAACAAACGGGATTGATACTTATAAGAAGATGATGAGTTATAAGTAATACCATAACCTGAATAGCGAACTTTTGTTCCTTGACGTTTCTTTGCACTACCTTCAGCAGTAACAATCATATTCTGAACTTTTTGCGCTGAGCTTGTATAGATAGCAGTATCAGTTCGCATAATGAGAGAATCGCTTACCTCACCAAACTGAAAACTGTTTTGTGGAACGCGAATTTTTTGCACTAGCTAAGCCTTTCAGTAACAAACCTTTTTGTATTAAGCTTCTTAGTTGTTTGAGCTTGAGAGTCTAACCTTCTAGCTTTTATTAACTGAACATTTGCTTGCTGATCCATAGCAGCAGATAAAGAAGCATCTCTTGCTAACGATACAGCAAACACAGAAGCAACTGAAAACTGAACGCCAAGCGTAAAGTATGGGGCCCATGTAGATTCATTAGCTCGATAAATATAATCTGCAATTACTTCATCAGTAGCGTTTGCATTATTATAAACTTTATCTTCATATATATTATATTCAATTGGAAGATCTTGAACCGTAATCGCATTAATCATTAATGAATCGGCTGGTAATTGATAAGTAGCGTCCCATCTTCCTATAGGAACATCTGCTAACCTATTAAGCTGGAATTGTTTTGTAGCAAAACGCCAACGACTACTTGTCAAAGCAGCCCTAACAATATCTTCATATACTGCATCAGCTATATCAGACTCTGTAGTTCCGTCTGTAAATGATTGGATAGGATCTCCACCAATCAACATTGATGCGCGAGAGCAAATTTTTATTGCTGTGTTTGCATAATCAGGCATAGAAAGTTGGGGGCCGAAGCCCCCATCCCTTAGTCAGTATCGGTTTCTGCTACTGCTGTACCATCAGATACATCAACAACAGAACCAGTATTGGACAACACTGTTACAAAATTTGTTGTCGGTGCGTTAGTATCATGCACCATAATCAAATCACGAACAGCAAGCATATTTGCTGCATCGTTAAAGTAACCAGCAGTGTTTACTGTGGCAATCGCATCAGTAGTTGTGTATCTCCACAAGCTACCATTTGAATCACCATTTAAACGAGTTAGTCCACTTGCACTATAAGCCATATTCTAACCCTCCTAGTTATTATCTAATAGTTCATAGATACCGTTGTCATCAATAACAACAGCACCCATAGACATCATAGATGTTGCAAGGTGAGATACTTTCTCAGCAACGTAGTTGACTTCAGTTTGAACATCAGAATTGATACCCAAGCCAACAGCAGTTGTGTGATAGCACATGCTCTTACCAGCAGCGACAGCAGATGTTGAAAAGATCTTAAAACCTAAGAACTCTTTCATTGTCATGCCACCAGCATAAGGTAAGTTTTGATCACCAACAAAGTCAGATGATGCAAACTCTGTAATTAAGAACAAGTCAGCAAAACCTTTTGGATGCATAGCAATATAACGCTGCCCATCCTCAGGAATGTTAGCTGTTCCAAATGTTTCAAATACAGATAGTAGATCTGCTTTTTCAACAGCAGAACTTGTATCATGAATTTGAGTTGAGTTAGCACCAGCATCCATAGCTGTAATTAACAAGCTATCAGTCTTACGACCTAGAGCAGCAGCAGCAGATTGTGCTACAGCTTGACGCTCATTGATGTTGATCTTGAGCTCATCTAACTTGTCGATGTACTCAGCAGCGTAGAAGTCAGACATTGTTGCTTCTACATTGGTATGTGCAAGTTCCATTGGAGTTACATTACCATTACGAGATTTAGTAGTTGCTTCCGCAGTACCAATCTTTTGAAATCTAACAGTTGATCCTGTCACATTAGCAGTCCGCACTGTGTTCCGTAGCTTAGAACCCATACGCTGATACGCCATGTGAACTTCTGTTTCGAACTGTTTGATAAAGGCTGTGTCGATTGTATTAGCCATTTATTAGTTCCTTATTGAAGTTACGGTTACTAACAGGTGTCCGCTTTATCACTTCAACAAGGGTATCCTTTCGGGCCTTTCAGTGTATTACGGGCTGCAATGCGCCATCATAAACATCTTTTTGATTTGGATTGCAACGCACAAAATCAACATATTCGATTTCATTGTTAGATACGATACCAACCGCTTCGAACCCCAACCATGATGCCCAATCTAAAATAAACTCATATTCCTTAAGAATTGTCATAGATAAACCATTATGAAACTGATCAAAATAATTAACAAACATTACAGATCCTCTAGCCATAGCGGTAAAGTTTTCTTTGATTTTATCAGAAAACATTGCAAACATCTGAGGCCATTCTTGATCTTCAGTAAACCAAAGACCGCCAATCATTATAAATTGTTCATTATTTTTTCTACAAAGATAGCACTCTGAACTTTCATGCATATCTTCAAGAGCTTTTCGAATATCAGTATAACCTAGTAAAACAAGCTCTCTAACATTTTCTTTTGTTAGACCTTCGATAACTTCATCAATATGATCTAAAGTAAAAGGGGTAAGATAATACTCACCCCTTTGTAAAATCTTAGCTTCTGTAGATTCTTTTGAATCCTTCGGCAACTTGTTTGTGTAAGTGTGGGTCACGATCTTTCCAATACTTTGGATCATCCATCATCTTTCTAAGATCAGCTTCATTAAGTTCAGACGCTGATGCTGTATCTCCAGCAAATGATCCATCCTTCATATTTGCCATCATAGTCTCAAGAGCAATAATGCCTTCATGACTTTCACACATTTTTTCTATAGCTGGCAATGCTGACTCAGGAAAAAACTTATTAGCCCATAATGATGCAGCATCTATTCTAGCTTCAGCATTATCGCCAAGCTTAGCAACTTCTTCATCATAACTAGGTTGAGATCCTAAAACAGAATCAGCATATATTTTTATACCTTCCTCAAACTCTTCTTGAGAAAATCCATTGTTAAATGAATGCTCTGACCACCATCTTAGCAAATCATTATCAACAGCTTCTTCCTGATTAATAATATCTGGAAGCTGATAATCACCAGCAGTTTCTGGTCTGTCAGCAAAAGCTTCTGCTTGTATTTCCTCTATAAGCTGATTTCTAATATCTTCATCTTTAGAACCAAGCTTTTGAGATAATTCATTGTAAGACTTTGCCAGATCTTCTGGACTGTTAAATTTTTCTGGCAACCATTCAGGTCTTTCAGATTTCTGTTCTACCTTTTCAACATCTTCTTGGGTTACAAAATCACGACCATCTTCGGCTGCTGCTTCTACTGCTGCATCTTCTTCACTCATTGTTTACTCCTATTTGCATGGGCAATGCGGTGCTCAATTAAACCTACTAAGTATCTTTGCCCCTCAATATGTCGAAGCTCTTCTGTAGAAACATTAGGCCCATTAACCATTTCAATAGTAATAGATCTAAAATACTTCAGAACTTCCTGACCTGTTGGGGTAGAAAATATCTGTGCAACATTCTTACTAATCTCAACATCATGTTCAGATTTGCGCTGAATGCCATCTATTCCAATATTAACCTTGTTGCTCAACTGGCATTATTCCCTGCTGCATTGCCTGTTGTTCCGCATATTGTCGTGCGGCTTCTGCTATCTGTTTACGTTGTTCTTCATCTCGAATCAAGCTTTCTGGCACACCAAACTTCTTAGCCAAGTAAACGGCGGTCTTCTCTCCATCGATTAAAAGCTGCAACATCTCTGGGCCAAAACCATTACCAATCATCTCGAGAAAGCGTGATACTACAGAAATATCCTGATTAGCTTGTGCTTGGGCTAGTGGAGAGACAGACCTAACTTTAATCTCTCTGCCATTAACTGTTGGGATCTCAATGCGGCCTTGTTTCTTCAGAATATAAACTACGCGCTGAAGAAGGGGCTGAACAAGCTCAGCTTGTAATCTACCAAAAGATGCGCCCATTCTTCTTGATAAGTCAGCCATACGTTCAGCTATTTCGGTAGCTGTTGCTGGTGTTTTATCAGGATTACCAAGCATATCGTTATACAAAGCACGTTTAATATTTAATCTAAGATCACCTAAAACA